TAGACACAACCGGTGTCCAAAAAGGTGTATCAGCGATTAAACAGTCATTCGACGGGCTTGGAAGCACAGTAAAAAAAATAGGACTACTTATCGGCGGAGTATTTGCTGTCGGTAAACTAGTACAGTTTGGAAAAGAATGCGTTGCCCTTGGCTCAGATCTCGCAGAAGTGCAGAACGTGGTCGATGTTACATTTACAACCATGTCTGACAAAGTAAATGAATTTGCAAAAAATGCTATGACCTCAGCCGGATTGTCTGAAACAATGGCTAAACGGTATGTCGGTACGTTCGGAGCAATGTCTAAGTCGTTCGGATTCTCAGAAGCACAGGCTTATGATATGTCAACGGCCCTGACACAGCTGACTGGTGATGTGGCATCATTCTACAACATCAGTCAGGACTTGGCTTATATCAAACTGAAATCAGTGTTTACGGGTGAAACGGAAACATTAAAAGATTTGGGCGTGGTAATGACCCAGTCGGCACTTGACCAATATGCACTTGCTAATGGATACGGCAAGACCACATCGGCAATGACTGAACAGGAGAAAGTTGCCCTCCGCTTTGCTTTTGTGCAGGAACAGTTATCAGCCGCATCTGGTGACTTCATTCGTACTTCTGACAGCTGGGCGAACCAGGTGCGAGTGATGCAGTTGCAGTTGCAGTCCCTCAAGGCAACAGTCGGACAAGGGCTGATTAATATTTTTACACCTGTTCTGAAAGTAATCAATATTCTTCTCGGCAAACTGGCGACTCTGGCAAACGCATTTAAGTCATTCACGGAGCTTATTACTGGCAAGAAATCTTCCGGTCAAACGAGCGGAAGTGGAGCGGGTCTTGCCGGAACAGACGCGATCGCAGATACAGCGGACCAGTATGGACAGGCGGCAGATAATGCAGAAAAACTGGCAGATGCCACGAACGACAATGCAAAAGCAACAAAAAAAGCGAATAAGGAAACAAAAAACTATCTTTCATCGCTTGATGAAGTACACAAGGTTAGCTCCACAGAGGGCGCATCTTCAACTCCATCCGGTTCTGGGTCTGGTGGAACTGGTTCTGGGGGCGGAGGATTACCGAGCTCGGTTGGAAGTGTGGACTATGGCAGTCTGGCAGAGGGAGAAACCGCACTTGACAAGATTAGCGATTCCGCAAAGAAACTTGCCGACCTTCTTAAAAAACTCTGGAAGCCATTCCAGGACGCATGGAAAAAAGAGGGCAAGAATACTATTAATGCGGCAAAAACCGCACTTGATGGACTCAAAAAGCTCGCTGTAAGTGTAGGTAAAAGCCTTGTAGAGGTCTGGACAAATGGCACAGGCACAACGATGTTAGAAACCATGCTGAGGATTGCTCAGAATGTGCTTAAAACTATCGGTAATATTGCATCTGGTTTCGCAGATGCATGGAACAAGAACAGTGTTGGAACGCAGATCATCCAGAACATTGCAGATGCCCTTGTGGTAGTTATGCAGTTTGTTGAGAGGATTGCAGAGGATACAGCGGCATGGGCGGCGAACCTTAATTTCTATCCTCTACTGGAATCTATCAGTAATCTGACCAGTACATTTGCACCAATTCTGGAATCTATCGGAAATGTTCTTGAATGGATTTATAACAATATTGTTCTTCCAATGCTGAAATGGCTGATTGAAACGGGAATTCCAATAGTGATCAACCTAGTGTCTGATTTGGCAAGATTTTTCGCAGACCATCAGCCAATTATCGAAGCATTCGGCGCAGCTTTGATTGGAGCATTTGCGGCGGCGAAAATTGCAGGGCTAGCGTCAAGAATAGCAGGAAGTATAACGACAGTAGCGAGTTTTATAAAAGGTCTTATTGCACTTATGACTGGTTCTAGCGGCATTATGGGAGGAATTAAAGCTATTGCAACGGCTATCGGACCGGGTGGAATTTTTATAGCGGCAGTAACAGCTTGCATTGCAATTGGCGTATTACTGTATAAAAACTGGGACAAGATTAAAGAAGTTGCGGGTGCGGTATGGGATTGGATTAAAGATAAGACCATAACTTTCGTTGATGGAATAAAATCCAAACTAAGTGATTTGGCAGAAAAGATTGTTTCTATCTGGAATGGTATCAAATCAAGTGCAAAAGAAAAGTGGGACGCTATATGGTCCACTATAAAAGAAGTTGTAAAGAGGATAGTTGATGGAATCGTTGATAAATTCAAAAGTGCAAGAGACAAGGTTGTTGATACGTTCGAGGGTATTAAAAACAAAGTTAAAGAGATATTCAATAAAGTTATCGGTATCGTAAATGGCGCAATCGGTACGGTGAACGGCGCGATCAGTGGAATTGAATCTGCAATGTCATTTGGTCCGTGGGAAGTACCTACGCCGTTCGGTAAGAAAACAATCGGATTTAGTGCAACATTTCCGAGAGTTCCAACTATTCCATATCTTGCAAAAGGTGCCGTTATTCCTCCAAGATCAGAATTTCTCGCTGTGTTAGGAGATCAGAAGCAAGGAAACAACATCGAGACACCAGAAGCTCTGCTCAGAAAGATTGTTCGTGAAGAATCTGGAAGCAGTTCCGGTGGAGATTATCGCTTTACCGCTCAAATTAACCGTAGAACAATCTTTGATGAAATTATTGATGAAGCAAAATTAAGACGCAGCACAAGCGGAAGAAATCCGTTTGAACTGGCATAGGAGGTGGAAACGTGGCAACTATTCCAAAAAGTATAACAAAACGATACAAGATGAACGGGGCCTCCATCTATCAGCCAGACAAAGATATGGGTTATAACCTCGAAACAACTTATTCAGAAGGTAGTAACCGTACGCAGTTCGGAAAAGCGTTGTTAACTCCATTGTTTACAGTCGAACAGTATAGCTATGAAGCATCAAACGTTCCAGTTATAGAAGCAAACAAAATTCTCAAAATTATCGCAAAAGGAAAAACATTCAATTTGTACCATTGGTCGCTTTACCACATGGCATGGAGAACTGACCCGTTTTATGTCGGAAAAGCAAGCCTAACTATTGGAGAAATTTCGCCAGACTTAAAATTTGTATCAAAAATATCTTTTAACATGCAGGGGGTGAATCCACTTGATTAATGTATCTGATGCGTTCAAACAAAAACTACAGGACGGAGAAAGAGTCTGGCAGGAAGTGGAAATCACCTTTCCTGACGGAACTGTAAAAACAGTCAAAAATGAAATCATGGGCGAAAACTGCACTTTTTCCGATTGTGCAGAAAGTAGCAGCTTTCCGATTGGCTGCGTTGTTTGTAAATCCATGACATTGGAGTTGGACAACACTTCCGATCAGTGGAAAAACTATAATTTCTACATGGCAAAAGTTCATGCGTATCTTAAAATGCAGACCTCTGTAGCAAGTTCGGCTACAACAGATGAATTGCTGGATGAAAACTATGAGCCAATTCTTGACCAGAGTGGCGGTGCGATTCTGGCAACAAAAGCAGCGACAGAAGACAGAGTCGAAACCATTGATAAAGGTATTTATACAATTACGACACCAGAACAATATGGCGAAATCCTTAGTTTTACCGCTTTGGACGATATGTATAAAACGAACGCAACTTATATATCTCATCTGGTTCTACCACAGTCAATAGAGACTCTTGTTAGAGATGCGTGTGAGACTCTTGGTATTCCGTCAGAAGTCTCCATGGCTCATGGAAATCTGATCGTGTCAGAGATTCCGGAAAACATGACGTTTCGTCAGTTGTTCGGATGGGCAGCAATGCTTGAGACTGCGAACGCTCGCCTGGACAGCAGAGGATACTTGCGATTTATCAGATGGGATTTTTCCAATACACAAGAAGATTACAACGCAGTAGTGGACGCTGATGGAAATGTAACATTTAAAGGCGGCGCAAGTATTGACTCAGAAAGTTTTATCAGTCCGACAGGGAACTGGACAATTGATAGTGATGGATTCTTGACACTGATCGAATCAGCAGCTGACACATCCGAAAAGCTCAAAGACTTTTTTACAAGTCCAACCGTTTCTAGTGATGATATTGTGATTACTGGAATCAAGCTAAAAAATAGAGAAAATGAAGCCATGTACGGAAGCACAGGATATGTTCTTGAATTGGAGAATGATCTTGTAAACGATGTCGATTTGGACACTGTGGCTGCTCAAATCGGTGATTCCATAATTGGAGCTAAATTCCGTAACATGTCGGGAGAACTTGCGTATAATCCGCTCATTGAGTTCGGGGATATGGCATATACTTACGACCGTAGATGGAATAGATACATAACTCCACTGACAGATGTTTCCTGTTTCGTTAATGGAAAGACTACTGTAAAAACTCAAGCCGACGACCCTATCAGAGGGCAGAGCAAGTTCCAGTCAGAATCCACTAAGGCAATCGTAGAAGCAAGGCGGCTTGTCAAAAAAGAAAAAACGGCCAGAGAAAAAGCAGTAGAGAAATTAGAAGAAACCTTAAAAAATTCTTCTGGATTATATGAAACATCAGTCGCACAGGAAGATGGCAGTACTATAACATATCTGCATGACAAGCCTACACTTGCAGAATCAAAAAATGTAATTAAATTCACAGCAGAAGCCATTGGCGTATCCAATGATGGTGGTAAAACATATCCTTACGGTTTCTTTCTGACAGGCGATTTGATAGCAAAAATTCTGTACGCACATGGTATCAATGCTGATTATATTGACACAGGCGCACTGACTGTCAGAGATAGCGATGGAAACATAATCTTCCAGGTTGATATGGACACCAAAAAAGTAATCATCAGCGGAGATAATGTTGTAATTGGTGACAGTTCTTTGCCGGATAAACTGACAAAAATGGACAACAATATTGCATCTGCCAAGAATATGACATTCCAGCTGTCAAACGATATGCAGACGATCACATCTGACGCAGACGGAAACATTCCGGTATTTCCAACAGTGACAACTACAGCGAAAGTTATGTACGGCTCGTCAGATATCACAAATGATTGTAGCTATACCATTACAAAATCAGACAGTGTAACCGGCTCTTGGGATGTAGATACGCATACTTACACTGTCACAGGCTTGAGTGCAGACAATGGATGGGTGGATATTAAGGCAACGTACCTGATTAATCTTTCTATAACGAAGAGATTTACGATTTCCAAGCAGAAATCAGGGAAAAACGGAAAACAGCTTTATACATGGAGAAAATACGCATCCATGCCGGATGGCTCTGATATGAGTGATAGCCCAGATTATGTAAAACTTCTGGACAGCGCCGAAAGTCCCATACTGGACAGTACCGGGGATGAAATCTATACAGTCACAGAAGCAATCTATGTTGGAATTGCTGATAATAAAACTACAGAAACACCGTCTGATAATCCGAAAGATTACATTTGGAGCCGTTTTCGTGGCGAAGACGGAGCGGATGGAATTGGCATTCCGGGAGAGAACGGAGAAACTTCTTACATCCATACCGCTTATGCAAATAGTATTGACGGAACTGTGGATTTTTCCACAACTGATACAGATAGAATTTACATTGGTCATTATTCCGATTTCGAAAAGACGGACAGTGCAGACCCAGCGAAATATACATGGGCGAGAATGCGTGGAGAAGACGGGCCTCCAGGAAGAACGTACTATCTGAGAGCCAACGCAGGAGTCCTGATGATGGGACAGGATAAGAAAATAACTCCTAATCCATTCAAGGTTCATGCGTATTACAGAGATGGACAGGGTGACGAAGCAACTTTTAAAACCTGGTGGGTAGTAGAATACAGCAAAGATTCCGGAAAAACATGGACAAAACTGGCCTTTAATGTACAGACCAGTGGAATAACTATTAATCCAGATAGCTATTCTCTTGGTGCTGACGGAATGATACGTGCAACAATTTATACGGATTCCGGAAGAACTAAAATCGCCGATCAGCAGACATGGCAGGTTGCTGTTGACGTTGGCATGCTTACGCAGGAGCAGATTGTTGAGATATTGTCCAATGACGGAGAATTTAAAGGTCTCTACTATCTGAATGGACATCTGTACATCAGTTTAGACGCATTGATGGGAAACGCCGCAATTCTAGGTGGAACCAAAAACGGCAACGGATACCTAAAGATTAAAGATAAAAAAGGCACCGTGAAGGGACTGATAGATTACTCAGGCTACACTGCATTTACAAGCTATGAAGAAAATTCTACGCGCATGAAATATACAGGAATTTGTTTTTCAGATACTGGAATAAATCCTGTTAGTGCCGAGAAATACTTTAGCAGCACTGCGGACATTGAATACGTTGAAACGGCGTGGGGAATCGACTGGACTGCCGAAGAGCTTAATATTAGTGCAACAGAAGTATCGGCTGATACCGGTAAGTTTTCAAATTTGACTGCCGAAAATTGTAACTTGGAAGTCAAAAATATGAATGTATCTGGTCCGTGCACTTTTGATGATGAAAATAACGAACCGATATTTAGGCAAAGCATGAAAGTGTATGGTTTTGGCTTTACAACATCTGGATGGAATGCTTGGATTTCAAATAACGATTATAGACTTCGCGCATATGGCTCATCATCTGAAAGGTACAAGATTCTTGGAGATTCATTGACGGAAGAATTCATTGAAAGCCTGTATAACATCGAACCAATAATGGCACGGTACAAAGACGGCTATCTTGAAGAACATGATGAGCGTGTTGGAGTTGAATTTCCGATGTTCCGTGCGGAAGATGTGGATATATATTTTCCTCTGGCGGTTGACCACATAGATGGCAAAGCTGAGAACTGGAACGAACGTATCATGATACCGGCTATGTTTGCGATGATTAAAAGCCAGAAAGAACAGCTTGACCGACAGGAGAAACTAATTAATCAGCTGTATAAAAAGTTCAATATAGAAAAGGAGAATTAATATGGCAAAATTTAATGAATATCCGGCAAAAACAACACCAAAAGATGCAGATAAATTTATGCTTTACAGTGCGGAGGATGCGGCAAACAAGCTAATTGATTACGATAAGCTTGCTGATGCGGTACTCAATAAATTGACATCAAAGACCTTCGGACTGGATCAGGGAACGATGACGTTACCGGCCGCGCTTAACCAATTAAATAGTAACCGGTTAAAACCCTTTTATAAAGGTATGATCACCAATGGACTAGTTACTGTTCCTCTTGTTCCGGGACTTTATCTAGTTTCAACGTATCGTAGTGGAGGATACAAGATAAGTTCATTATCTATAGTTAATATTCAGGCACAGGACGGTTCTTTTATCGAAACGCTTGTTAAAGGTGCGGATTACGACAACACCATTGAAATGAAATATACTGATAGCAACATTTCATTTCAATATAAGATTGACTTATCTGGTGGATGTACAATCGTTATATTCAAGTTGGCTTAAAGATTTATGAAATATAAAATAGTAACGCTAAAAACACCTCATTCAAAGGAAATATAAAGAGCGTATCGTTCAGATCCGGTGGTACTGGATTAAAAAATATTTACATCGATTTTTATCAAGCAGATAATTCGAGAATGACTTTAGCTTTTCTTAGTGATGGAGAAAATGCAATCGGATTTTATGATGGCAGCACTAACGTTTGGAAGTTTATAGTGAAATAATTTTCAAGAAATCACAATAGCGTAGATTTTTGCAACTCCTGTTTAATTGGTTTGTGAACAGTACATCTCATGTGGCAAAATGAATCTGTGGGAGGTACATTATTTTGACAAAATTGAAAAAATCCGCATCTGATAAGACATATTACTGCTACAAGCGCTTTGGAACGTGGCATGGATGTTACAGAATTACAAAAGATGTTAGGACATGAAAAATTAGACACGACTATGATTTATGCGAAGGTATCGCAAGAATCATTGAAATACAGTCACCACAGATACGTGGTGTGAAAGGAGAAAATATGGAAATTAAAGGAATTGACGTATCATCGTGGCAAGGGAAACCGGATTGGGCAAAAGTATCGAATTCTGGAATTAAGTTTGCAATTTTGAGAATTCATCAGAAATCCGGCACAGATGCATCATTCGAACACAACTACAAGGGCTGTAAATCCAATGGAATTCTTATTGGTGGATATAAGTACAGCTATGCTTTAACATCGGCACAAGCTATCGAGGAAGCTGAGAACGTAATTTCTGTTCTTGGTGGACGTGGACTTGACTTTCCAGTATTCTACGATCTGGAATGGGCACAGCAAAGAAGTCTCGGAAAACAGGCTATCGAGAATATTGCAGTAGCGTTTCTGACCAGAATCAAGAAAGCTGGTTATAAGGCCGGTATCTACTGTAATCTGGACTGGTATAATAACGTTCTGTCAGATGCTTTGAAGCAGTATGATTGTTGGATTGCTCGTTATCCAGCGGATGATAACGGCACTGTCCAAACACGACTGAAGCCATCGGTCGGTGTAGGCTGGCAGTATTCCAGCAAAGGAAAAGTTCCAGGAATCAGCGGAAATGTTGATATGGATGTGTTCTACAAGGACTACAGAGATTCTAACCAGAAAGGAGAAACTAAAATGGTAAAAATCAGTAACTGCGGACATGATGAACGCGGAAGATATGCAGGTGGGAAAGCAGGAGATCAGACTGGTACAGAATATCAGATCATGAACTGGTACAGTAGACCGTGGCTCTGTGTCCTAAGATTCAATGACGCCAAAATTGCAACCATGATTGCAGACATGGCGACAAAAGCGGCACAGAACAATCTCATCGGATACGATCAGGGCACTGCCGGAAACAGCAATGACCGGTATTCGTTCTGGCGGCACTTAAAGGCAAGCAACTACGATCCGGCGCAGATCACGGTAGCTTGCGAATCTGATTGCAGCGCAAGTACAGCAGCTATCGTCAAGGGAGCTGGGTATCGCTTAAATAACGCAAGACTCAAAGCGGTCAGCATCTATCTGACGACACGAAACATGAGAGCTGCAATGAAGATTGCCGGTGCGAAAGTACTGACGGATAGAAAGTATCTGACATCCGGCGACTATCTAAAGGCAGGAGATATCCTCCTGAATGATAACCACCACGTGGCTATCGCTGTTACCACCGGCGCAAAAGCAAATACGCTTTCAGCGTCAACTATTCTGTCTAAAACTCCGAAGTGGGTGGGAAAGGTAACTGCAAATACACTTAATGTCCGCACATGGGCAGGAACAGAGTATGCACAGCTTAAAAGCTATCCTACACTTGCAAAAGGCAATTTAGTTGATGTATGCGATACCATTAAAGCCAAAGATGGAGCATCTTGGTACTATATCCGCATTGCCGGAAAGTACTTCGGTTTTGTTTCTGCAAAATACATCAAAAAAGTATAAAATATCCCGGGGTTAATTCCCCGGGAGTTTCTTTTTAAAATTAATGATAGCATCATTGCGCCAACGAACTGGCACATAGAAGATGTCATTAATCATTTTTTTGAATTTTTGGGAAAATGTCTAGCTCAAAATTAATCTCGTTACCTTTGCCGTAAGTGTTTTTTATATTTTTCGAGTAGACGACTTTTTCAACTAGATTCTTGAGCATTCTATTTCGTGATTCTATGTTAAGGTCCCAATAGTTATTAAGCAGCTCTTCACAACGCGGAATAAAATTCGACTGTTGTGCCTTAATATTCTCATCGTGTTCGATTTCTTCTCTTAATTTCGTAATAATATCAGAGCATGATTGGATAGACCTAGCTATGGTTTTGGAGCGTTCAAGGAAGACTTCTGTGGTGTAGATTCCTCGCTCAAGCAGATCGTATTGTTTTGCTTTTTGGACATTTAAGCTTTCCAGCTCACTTTCTTTTTCGCGTATAAGATTTTGCTTAGATACTATACCAGAATTGATAGTATTATATGGAACATTAATATCATTGTTCAGCTTATACTTCTCTGTTATTTCTTTAATTCCATCAAGCACAGCTTTTTCAACTAGAGATAATTTGCTACTCACTGTAGGGCAAGACGTATATGGACACATGAGGGTATCTTCCTGTCCGCGTTTTTGATGAGGGCGGCGAACCATGGCACGACCACACTTGCTGCAATAGACAATTCCGGCAAGCGGATTGCGAACTGTGTTTTTTATGCTAATCGGACGGGGTGGGTTCTTTTGACGTATCTCTTGCACAGAATTATACAGATCGTCTGATATAATAGACGGATGCAATCCCTCACAGATAAGGACATTCCTGGACCGTGGGCGTGTCTTGACTACTTGACCATTCTGTATAGTCTTTACTGTTTTTCGACCATTCCACCGGATTTTTCCTATATACACCGGATTTGTTAGAATTCCCTGTATGCTGGCAGGAGTCCAGTCACCACCTAGCGCAGATTTTATTCCCATGTCGTTTAATTTCCGTACAATCTTCGCAACTCCAATTTGCTCACAACCATCACCGGCATACCATGTGTAGATCATTTTTACAATCTCAGCTTGAGCCGGAACAGGTCGGAGAGTATAACCTTTTTCTCTTGCGAGCTTAATTCTTTCGTATCCGTAAGGCGGTTTGTTTCCACAGTATTTGCCCTCTTTGACTGATGAGATTCTTCCGGCATTTAATCGACGCTTGATAGTTTTATACTCTCTGCGGCTCATAAATAGTCCGAACTCAAAATACTCTTCATCAAATTCATTGTTCGGATCATATATTTTTGTAGGGGTAATAATCTTCGTGTCAGAGTATTGAAAAGCTCTGGACACAACACCTTGGTCGATGGTGTCACCTCTGGCAAGACGCTCTACTTCGACAACCAAAACACCGTCCCACATGCCGGATTCTACTTCGTGAAGGAGTTGCTGCATGACAGGGCGGTCGGCGATAGTTTCTCCAGATACCACTTCGCGGTAAATTGCGCCCACAATGTACTCTTTTTTCTTTGCGAGATCTAACAGAATCCGCTGATGTCTGGCGAGTGTTTCGCCCTCTCCATGTGCTTCAGCTTCCCGATCGGCTCTGGATTTCCTTAAATAGATGCATACTGATTCATTCATTTCATCATTCTCCTTTTTTACACTTGTACGGCAATCCCGGAGATGATATACTTAATGTGTAGGTAAGATTATCACCGAGATTGTCTTATTTTTCAAAAAACCGGTTCCCGTTGGTAGCAGGAGCCGGTTCTTTTTATAAAAGTTCTGATTTTTTCTGGTCAAATTCTTCTTGAGTAATAATACCGCTATCTAAAAGCTCTTTGTAATCCTTCAGTAGTTCAACGGATGTTTTCTGATTTCGAACATTTTCAACAGCATCAGAGCTTTTGGAAATATTGAAGCTCTTTAACTGCATATCTATATTTGAACTACAGCGGAATCCAATAATATTTATTTGATTGGTTTCGATATTCCGCATTTTCATAGATGCATAAGAATCCACTTCAATGTTATCACTTGTTGTGGTAGCAGTTCCAGTAGTAGTGGAATTATTCTTTCCTTTAGTTTTCTTTCCGGTTCCAACAGCTGCACCGACAGCTGCGCCGACAACAGGGTTTCCAAGCGTGACAGCTGTAGCAGCCGTACCAATAACAGCACCAGCTAATCTTCCTTTTCGTTTTGTTTTTTCTTTACTTTTCCCTTTAGTGTGAGATGTTGTAGTTGTCTTTTCTACTGTTCTGTATTCCGGCCCGTTCCATTCATAGTCGAAAAGTTCATATTTGGTTGGAGCATCTGACACTGTAACAGACCCATCTTTCCATTGCTTCAAATCAAATCTTGCGTGTTTGGAACCAAGCTCAAAATCCTCCTTACCGGATATAACTCTCAGATTCAATACTCGAACAGGTTTTTCTACAACCGCTGGCTGGGTTGCTACGGAATTATTTGATATTGCAGGTTTTTGAACCTTATTTTTAATAGACAGCAAAAGTGCAAAAATAAGATACAAAACAGCAATTCCAAATACCTCAAGTACAACAACGACCATAATATTGTCTGATGAAAGATCGTTTGAACTCATCAAGGCCACAATCATTAATACAATTAATGCGGTCCAAACGATCATCAACACATTTCGTATTTTTTTCATATTTCCCCCTTTTGACACGATTACTCAAAATTCTCGATATAATTCTTATATAGATTCCTTATTTTGGCAGCCTCCCTCTGCCTGATTGGAACAATATCCCCCGATATCATCTCAAAATGATCTGATGCATCTTTAATTTCGTCCATGTTGACGATATAACTTTGATGGCAACGGAGAAATCTTCCATCAAGATGCGGCTCTATATCTGACAGCTTTCCACGTGCTACATGTATAACGCCGCAAGTACAGTGGACGAGAATTGATTTATTTCGGCTTTCTATGTATTCGATGTGACGGAATTCTACCCGATGTAAGTGATCTCGGTTTTTGATAGTCAAGGCTTTCTCACGGATATCTTCCAATGTGTGTGCTACGACAGAATACATGCGTCCATGCTCAGAGCCTTTGATGATGTAATGCACTGGCAAGACGTCCAATGCGTCAAATACATAGTTTTTGTATGCTGTCCAGAAGGCAATGTTGCCATTATATCCATTTTTCCTGAGCTGTCTTGCAACATTTATGCCATTCTCATTATCAAGGACCACATCCAACACGACTATATCGTACCATTGACCGTCTGCTATATCGTCAATCAGCGGCTTTCCACTACTATAAGTGTTTAGCGTGTAACTCTTGTCTCCGCGCTTTTTCAAAAACTCATCAACATGAGCCTTAAAAAAATCAATCTGTAAAGAATTATCGTCACAAATCGCAATTTTCATGCAAATCAGTCCTTTAAATTGTCATTTTCGCCATTTGCGTCAAATAAGAATTCTATATGTTATAGTTGATTATAGCATCATACAATATAGTTGTAAATATACGTTTTTAGGTGATTTGTGAAATGAAAATAATCAAAAATATACTAATTATAATAGGAGCTGTACTTTTGCTTAATTACATTGTTTGTTTACCAATGTGCGTAGACGATTATATCCGCGAAGAGTCAGAAGTGTATTCTGTCCAAAATGCGTACAGGTCTTCTAACCTACATAAGAATAACACCCATGAAATAAAGCAGACCATGCCGCCATTTTTATTCGCCCTGCCGCTAAATAGAAAAGACTATATCTTTGATGTTACGAATAATTTCTATGCAATCATAAACATATCGGTGTATATCTGGCAGTTTCCAAGGGCGAACATTAGTGGTATAATAGCAAAAAATGAACGAATGTTCGGTCATATTTCCCACAAAACGCACATATACTGTAATGTAGGTGGTAATTACAATAGGGAGGGTTATTTATGGATTATAAGAAAGAGATTATTGAGATGATACAGAAAATACATAGTGAATCAATGATAAAATTTATTTACGGGTGCGTAAAAAGGGCTTATAAAGAAGAAAGGGCAGGAAAATAATTCCTACCCTTGTGCTTTAGAAAATAAACTTCTCAAAAAAATCACATAACAAATCTTTTTTATCGGGCGGCAGGTTATCGTATTCAAGAATGATTCTTTTGAAACGAGGGTCTGACTGCTCGATTTTTGTAACTACGTCTCCAAATTCAATATCAGGGTCTTGATTCTCTTTTAAATCTGTCAAATCTGACATTCTTATTCGGAAATAATCGGCCAAAGCTCTAATCTTTCCGGTTCCTGGCATCGAATTACCTTTGCACCACATATTAAATGTAGATGCGTTTGTTCCAATGGCTTCAGCGATTTCCTTTTGCTGTTTTCCACTTCTTGAAATGTACTTATTAAGATTATTCGAGAAGATCTTTTTCTGCTCTTCAGTTGTCATGATTCTTTTCCTCCTTACATTTTGTATTTTACATCATATTTATAAAAAATTCAATAGTCAATTCAATTATTTTGAATTTTGGTGTTGACAATTCAATTCAATTGAATTATAATAAGCTCAGAAGCTAAGAAAGGAGATGAGTGAATGCCAAAAATTTCATTAGAAGCCGTTCGTGTGAACGCAGGATATAACCAGAAAGAATGGGCTGAAATATTCGGTATTTCCAATGCTACAGTGGTTAACTGGGAAAAAGGAAAAACTGAGCCTACATTATCACAACTTAGAAAAATGAGTGAACTTTCTGGAATCCCTATGGATTTTATTTTTGTGCCAAATAACTTCAATTAAATTGAATTAGAAAGGAGCGTAAATGGACGCATTACAATTTAACAAAGCCGTCAGCCAACACTGCAAAGAATCTGGTGGAGACTGTTGCAAATGTGACCTACGGCTTTACTGTTACCTATCGCCCAGCGAGCGACCGGATGAGTTAGTGAGTTTGGTTATTGATTTTTTGCATAACCGCATTGAAAACCATGATCATTATACCCATCACAGTGCGGCTTCATTTCCGTGTATTGATGATATGGACATGAGCACCGCAGTAGGCGGCGACTGTTACCAGAAACCTCATACTCTTCACAAACGTTCACGTGCTTGTGAATCTTGTGGCAATGATACAGTCGTGTAATTGTTTCAACCATATAATTCCCCTTTCGTTATACTCGGCATGTCGGTGCCTGTAAATGCATTATAGGTAGAGGGAAAAGGAAACGTCAATAGAAAGGAAATCATCAATGAAAAAATTAACAGCGGTTTTATTGTTCGGAATCATGGCAACAGGCGTTACTGCTTGCTCAACAGCAAGTACAGTAAATTACAATCTCAACAAAGAAGCGGATGAGTTCAATGTGTACAGAAAAATCACCGTAACTAATGCCAGAACCGACACTATCATGTTGCAGGCAGAGGGGTATATGTCTCTTAGCAATAACAGTAGCGATGAGCTTGTAATAACTATCAAGACAGGTGAGGGTACATACTTTAAGGATTACATCTACTTGAACGACTGGACCTGTTATGTGATGGAGCAAACAGAGCCGAACACAGTAGACAAATATCACTATGAATTAGTTTTCTATCCGGAAAGAATTATTCCAAATGTAGAAATCAAATAAAAAGCCAATATAAGGAGGATTTGATGGAGAAACATTTTGCAGAAGAAGCAAAATAGCAGAAACATCATAATCTATCGTAGAAAGGAGAGATTGTAATGGCAGTAATCAAAACAATTAAAAAAGGGTCTGGGGTAATCAGAATACATGATGATTACTGCAAGGATAACACACCGGAAGACAATCAGAGAATTGTAGATGAGTGTTCAAGAATCATCTTGAGCTACTATCGAAGAAAAGAAACAAATTTGACGTAAGCGCCCCGGAGGGAGCCGAAACCTCCACCCCGGAGCCGTAAACCACTAAACCAACCTTAGCGGATTACAGGACAATCATAACATTTCTTCCTGTATTTCGCAAGAGAACAGGAGGATTTTTTATGAAGAAAACCGAGGGCAAAAGTACAATGGATAGCGCAAAAGTAACCAGTTTTGAAGATTTTGAAAACTTCTATGCAGTGGAAGTCGTAAGAGAAGCCAAGAAACAGACTCAGAAATGGTTCTGTGCATGGGGAATTACCATGGCGGCATTGATTCTTTCAAATGCAGCATGGGTATTCCTTAGATAGAGGGGTACGAATGAAAAAATATCGTAAACGAGAAATTTTGATGTCAATAGCAATCGGAATCCTTTTAACATTCCTTCCAGCATGGGAGTGGACAAATGGATTTGATCGGATTCTGGCAGCGGCAGTTATAAGCCTGATTCTGATAGGAAATTTATGAAAGGGAGAAAAAATGAACGATGAGAAAATTAAGGAATTATTTGAACTGTGCCTGAGAGTTTCAAGTGAAACAACGGCGCATGTGAATTTTGACTATACGGCGTGTGACGACATATCCAGAGTTTATATTTATGTATTTAATGATGCAGGGGAGATCGTAAAGCATTTTTCATTGTGCCAGTTTTACGACTTTAAGTTTGAATCTCAGAATTATGAAGATGCAAAGAAATGTCTTCTGGAACTGCTTATTAATGGGAGGTGTCCGTTAAATGAATCTTGAAGAATTAAGACTCCTCCCGAAGTGGGATATGGTTCTTGCAGTGAATATCTTGTTGGAGGAACTGAACAAGCGAAACGCTCCTATTGTTGATTGGGAGAATCCAGATATGTACGTGGATCATCTCGAATATCACGCCGCTGATTCCATTCAGAACGGTAAGACGGTTCCGGGCATGGGGGATAAGTCAGACGCAATCTATTGTTTTTTTAAGCAGTTAAAGGAGCCAGTCTATGAACGAAAGAATACAGGAAGTCTTGAGACTGATTGATGTTCAGCTCGCACTTGTTCCAGATAATCCAATAGAGGAACAGTACAAGGCGAGGACATTGGCAAGTTACACGCAAGCACTAAATGGGCTTTTAGCGGCTCAGAAATCATGTAAGGAGGAAATAAGATGAGAAGTCTCAAATATCGCAATAATATAGACAGTCCATTGCTCACTTATCAAATGATGGCAGAGGATAGTAATCTTGGTATTCAAACAGTTATGAAACTGGCTAAAGAGTCAGGAGCTTTAGTTAAAATCGGAAAAACAGCAAGGGTTAATCGTGAAAAATTCTATTCTTATGTTTTAGAAAAATATTCTGAAAGCAATAAGGAGAACGCTCATGAGTGATTTTGAAATCCGTATTCCAGCGAGAAAGAAACAGCCTGCAACTGATAAGGATAACCCGGTCGTGAAAGTATCAACAGACGCATACAACGCACTGGTTGAGATCTATAACGAATCAACCATATCAATGAAAGATATCGCAAGTTTGCTGATTATTGAGGGCAGTAAGCATGTAGTTTATGACAAGGAGGAATAACAATGGCAACACCAGTATTGATTATTGGAAAATCTGGTTCCGGTAAAAGTACTAGTCTTAGAAACTGCCAGAATGAACACTGGAATCTTATTAGAGTATTAAATAAGCCACTTCCGTTTAAAGGAAAGATTGACGGATGGTTTACAGATGATTACCAGCAGGTAATGAAGTGCCTGATTGCATCAAAAGCGGAGTCAATTGTGATTGACGATGCAGGTTATCTTATCACGAATCATTTTATGAAAGGACACGCTTCTGCCGGAAAAGGCAATGCGGTGTTCGCTCTGTACAATGATATTGGAGACTATTTCTGGAATCTTATCCAGTTCATTGTAACAAAAGTACCGCAGAATAAAATTGTTTACCTTATGATGCATGAAGAAAAAGATGATTCCGGGGAAGTAAAGCCTAAGACCATCGGAAAACTTCTGGACGAAAAAGTTTGCATCGAAGGCATGTTTACTATCGTTCTTCGCTGTATTGAAGAAAGTGGAAAGCATTTATTTGTCACTCAGGCAAGTCAGGGAGCAGTAAGCAAGTCTCCGATCGGAATGTTTGACAGCTTAACTATTGATAATGATCTTGCAGAGGTAAACAAGATTATTAGAGATTATTACGAATTAGGAAAAGGAGAAAACAACAATGCAGAAACCAAATAGCTATGATACAACACAGGCAGCAGGAGAATTTGAACCAATTAAGCTTGGCGGTCACAAAATGGTGATTAAACAGGTATCAGAGCGTCAGTCAAAACCAGACGATGAGGGAAAAACTAAAAATATGCTCGTTATTCTGTTTGATTTTGCCGACGGTGACGAACAGGCTGGATATTTTATGAAGCAGTTCGAAAATGATATCCGTCCAGACAAGAAATACCCGAATGCCGGTACTAACTATATGATTATTGATGAAAACGTTGATTATGGCGTTCGCAATCTCAAGACTTTTATTACTTGCGTGGAAAAATCCAACCCTGGATTTGCCGTTAAATGGGGTGACAATTTCGGGCAGCAGTTCAAAGGTAAGCTGATCGGCGGCATCTTCCGTCTTGAAAAAGACTGGTACGATAACAAAGAAGTAAAACGTCACAAGCTTGCATGGTTCCGAAGTATTGAGGGAATTAAGGATGCAGACATCCCAGAAGAGCGCACCACAAAAGCCTATGACGATCATCTGAAGGAAGAAGCTATCATGGGAATGAATCCGGAAGGTACGGACTTTATGAGTATTCCAGATGGAATTGATGAAGAACTTCCATTTAATTAAAAGGATGTGTTTTTTATGGTTATACAAGTGGACACAAGGGAACATAAATCAGAATGGGAACGGATTCAGAGTCAGTTTGATAGCCTTGGAGTGCAGTATTTTCGTTCTAAATTGTATTGCGGAGATTATCAAAGTCTTGATAATGCAAAGCTCTGTATTGACCGTAAAAAGGATTTACAAGAACTTTGTGGAAATGTCTGCCAGCAGCACGAAAGATTCAAGGCAGAGCTTATCAGAGCGCGTGAAGCAGGTATTCAGTTGATTATCCTATGTGAGCATGGACCAGATATTAAATCAGTTGGTGATGTATATTTCTGGGAGAATCCCCGAAAACATAAAGTTATCTGGAAGACAGTAAACGGTAAAAAAGTAAAAACTGTAATATCTGATAAAGCTGTTGACGGCTGTCAACTATACAAATCTCTATGTACGATCAGAGATAAATACGGTGTCCGATTTGAATTCTGCACAAAAAAAGAGACTGGACGGCGAATCGTGGAGTTGCTGACATGACGAAAGAAGAAATTAAGCAGCAGAACAGCATGAGAGATGTTCTTTCCAGATACGGAATGATTCCGAACAGAGCTGGCTTTATCAGTTGCCCATTTCATCCCAGTGACCGTACTGCTTCAATGAAAATTTACAAAGACAGCTACTATTGCTTCGGATGTGGCGCGTCAGGAGATATTTTTACTTTCGTTCAGAACATGGATAATTGCGATTTTAAGACAGCTTTTACCATACTTGGAGGAACTTACCAGAAACCAGATTTCTCTTCCAGAATGGCAATATATCACCATCAGAAGCAGATGGAAATGAGGCAAAAGGAAGAACAGAAAAAAAAGGCTGTGCTGCAAGAATGCTTGTCTGATATAGATTTCTACAGGGCTATTCTTGGCAGAGTAAGGCCATTATCAGATGGATGGTGTGAAGCATGGAACAGGTTGCAACTTGCACTATATCACCATGGATTTATTACAGGACTGGAAGAAGGTGATTAACACGTGGAAATGATAAGCAAGCTCACGAAGGATTCTATTCTGGAAGAAGAAGTGTTTAATGAGATATTCAAGCAAGAAGATGAGATTTACAAGGCACGTTTAACATTGACGCTTCTGGACAGGGCAAAGGATCTTGGAGTAAAGAAGAAATTTGAGGATCTGTTGAAAGTCTACACAAAAGTACATAAGCAGATCATTGAGAAAGAAAAGCAAGAGAAACCTGTATCCGCATTAAATCAATGGACAAATTTCTCTGATTGCGAATATGACCGGATGAAATGTCTTAACTGGATGGCAGATGATGAGGGAATCAGGATTTCAAATACAAATCCAGGATCGCCGGACATTATAGCCTGTTATCATCCTATTCTTCCAATAGAGCGAATGAAAAATCTGGAGACTGGGGAAGAACAGATAAAGCTAATCTATAAGAGAAATAATAAATGGTCCGAGGTTATTGTGCCAAAAACCATGGTTGCATCATCTACTAAAATCGTTGGCTTGTCTGCACTTGGGATTTCAGTGACTTCTGAGAATGCGAAGTTTCTTGTGCGGTATCTGTCAGACGTAGAAAATGCCAATGATGATTATATCAACATCCAATATTCCTCTAGTAAAATCGGGTGGATTCGAGATTATTTCCTGCCTTACGACAAGGATATCGTATTTGATGGCGATATGAGATTTCGGCAGTTATACGAAAGTATCAGCGTAGGTGGCAGCAGAACAGAATGGTATGAGCATGTGAAGAAGGTTCGTGCTACTGGAAGAATCGAACCAAAAATCATGTTGGCTGCAAGTTTTGCAAGCATTCTGATTAAGCTTGTTGGCGCACTTCCGTTCTTTGTAGACCTCTGGGGAGAAACTGAAGGCGGCAAGACTGTGACGCTTATGTTGGGAGCTTCCGTCTGGGCGAATCCGGGTGAATCTAGGTACATAGGAGATTTCAAGACAACAGATGTGGCTCTGGAAGCAAAGTCTGATATGCTTAACAATCTTCCACTAATTCTGGATGATACTTCCAAGGTATCTGCCAAAATCAGGGATAACTTTGAAGGGATTGTATACGATTTATGCTCAGGCAAAGGAAAAAGTCGTTCTAATAAGGAATTGGGAGTCAACCGGGAGAACCGCTGGCAGAACTGCATTCTGACCAATGGTGAACGTCCGCTTGCAGGATATGTCAGTCAAGGTGGAGCAATTAACCGAATTATTGAGGTTGAGTGTTCTGAAAAGATATTTGATGATCCACAGCTTACCGCAGATACCCTTAAAAAGAACTACGGATATGCAGGAATCGACTTTGTGAACGCAGTCAAGGAAATGTCCATTGATGATATAAAAGCCCTGCAAAAGCACTATCAGGAGCTTATACAGGACGATGACAAGATGCAAAAACAAAGTATATCTATGAGTATCATTCTGGCAGCAGATAAAATCGCAACAGATCAGCTGTTCCATGATGGTCAGTACATTGACATTGAGACAGCAAAGAGCCTCCTAACAGAGAAAGAGATGGTTTCTGAAAACGAACGTGCTTACTGGTTTGTGCTTGATAAGATTGCCATGAACGGAATTAAATTCGATGATAATCCAGATATAAAGACAGAAAGATGGGGAATTATTGACAATGACCCGGTAGAGAAAACGTCAACCGCAATAATCTATAGCGCAGCGTTTGATGATTTATGCAAAATCGGAAGATTCTCCAGAAAAGCATTTTTGTCATGGGCTGTTAAGAAGGGACTTGTGGAAACCGACAGCAGGGGTTATCCGACCAAGGCGAAGAAGCTGGACGGAATTGTCACCAAATGTGTGTTCTTGAAAATTGTAGATGAAATTCCAAAAGGATTCGTGAATTGCAATGATGATTTTGAAATTACGGACGATATTGTGTTTGATTGATAAACAATTCGTTCAAAAGGTAACCGAGTAACCTAGGTAACCTTTGATTCTGCATATATATATTTGAGTATTTATATGCACATATTGAGTATAAAAGTTTCCCTATATGAGAAATTCAGGGTTACTCGGTTACTCGGTTACCTGCCAGTAAAATCAAGGGTTTGCGGATTTTTGAACGGTTACGTTTCGGTTACTGACGGTTACTCATAAAGAAGGTGAATAATGAAAGTAGAAGCTAAAGATATTCCGGTCATGCATAAGTTCATGCCAGAGTTCTGGAATACAATAAAAGAATTTTACAATGTGAAAAACGATGATGAATATTTTGGTACATTACATAAAAAAATCGAGGATTTATATGAAATCTATCCAGACAGTTTGGCAAGGTATCTGTCTTTGGCCTTTTACAAATGGGCTGCTGATGTGTCAAGGGGAAAATGCAAAGTATGAATGAGGTGATAGAAATGCCATATAACACAGCAAGAAAGTATTATGAAGGTATCCAGACAAGGAAAGACATATATCTGTATATCATAAGGTACTTGAAAGAACATGATTATCCGCCAAGTATTCCAGAAATCGCAGCAGGGCTGAGTATATCTAACCATACCGTACAGAATCATTTCGGTGAATTGCTGGAAAGTGGCTTACTTGCGACAGACAACCCCGGTGCGCCACGAGCGTATCGAGTGACAGGATACAAGTTCAGAAAGGTGAAGAAAAAATGAGTAGCAAGTTAAAAGTCAAGAAAAAGACCAGATTCCCTGTTCAGACTTCTAATCAGGCAGCTCAGGCATTTGGGCGGGCTATGCAGAACTGTTATAGACAGGTAAAAGACGTAGAGCAGCAAGCTTACGAGGATGGATTCACTGTTGGTGAGGATTGGAGCAACACGATCAACACTGTCACTACCATGATGGCTCTGAGACGTTTATATGGCTTTTCTACGAAGCGATTGCTTGATGTGGTCAGAACTGCCAATAAGTACGTTGAAATGGCAAATGAGGGCGAAATGAGCGTTCTGAGCATGATGCAGGACATTGAAGAGAACACAGATGTCAGATTTGACGAGATGAATAAGAATCTGGTTAAGAAGATGGGAGTTTAAAATCATGTACTAACTGCACAATAGCGTGTCAGTTGCTTACATGGGGAAAGGGAATAAGAAAAATGAGAGATAAAGAACGCATTTTGATGATTATTATTTCAAGGATCATACCGGGACTGACTTCTTGTACGGCAAAGAAAGAAGATTATATTCGACCGTTTATATTTAACACGCATGAATTAAAAGCCGGTGATCTAGTTATGGCGAATACTACTATTTTCCCGAATGAATTTATGGTCGGTTTCGTGCATGAGGTAAAAAGTGATTGCGTCGTTATCCGGGAAATAGGCTCTAAAAAGTTGTGCAATTATTATAACGAAACTTTTTCGGTCATTAACAAGGAAAAACTGGGGTACGAAATTCTTGAAGGTGTGCAGTATAAAACGTATCAGAAAGTTTTGAAGGCATTTTCAAAATACACAAGCTATTCAACCAGATTTCGAAGTATAGAATTTTTTGGTAATACTTGCACGGTAACAAGCAGGATAATGTTCAAGAACGACAAAAACGGCGAAATTTCTTTCGAGTACAACCAGAAGACGAAAATTTCCGATATAGGTAAATTGTTGGAAAAAGCCGGGTTATAATACGAAAACGGGGAAAGTGAGGGTAGAAATGAAAAAAAATAATTACACTTCATTCTTCAAAACGAAACCAAAGAAAGTAGAGAGATACATTCGTTGTAGGAAATGTGGCGGAAGCATGGAATGGGTTGAATACTATCCGCCGGAAATCAAATGCCCGAAGTGCGGATATACTGTATATCCAAAACCTTATGAGCCAGATTGTATCAAACTGCCAGAAACATTTGAAGAATATTTTGAATTATATGAGAAAGTGAGGACGCAAAATGTTAATCAGAAGTCAGAACAAAGCAGCAATAGTAAACCTTGATAATGTTTTCAATATTGCAACAATTCGAAATATTAACGGAGCAGTAGCAATATATATCGGAAGCCAAGGCAGTTGCTGCAATATGGCTGAATATTCCACCAAAGCAAAAGCCATGAAAGTACTGGATATGATTCAGGAAGCTTATGTAAATGGACATATTGATTACCAGATGCCAGAGGACAGTGAGGTGATTATATGATTACGTTCTTATTAGGACTTACGCTTGGAATCATATTCGGAGTGGCTGGTCTTATATGCGTAGCAATCATGTACGACAAGCACCACCCAGACGAATAGAAAGGAGAACGGTATGCTGACAAGGAACAAAAAGCTGAAAGACTACGGTATTCCGGCAGAGGACATAGAAAAACTGAACACGATGCTGAAAGACTTCCCGGCAGAGTACGGATATCTGCTTTCCAGTGCTGCCTTGTCAGCTTGCCCTAAAAACACGGTGATAGCGGATCTGGTAATTGAGAATATCCTACACCGGAAAAGTTACAGGAAAATCAGCAAAGAAAGATATATCCCGATGAACCCAAAAGACTTTTATGGATACAGGCGCAAGACCGTCGCTGTACTGTATGAGAGAATGCGGTTGTTGGGAGTGTGGGAGGATGAATAAATGCGGTTAATTGATGCAGACAAAATAATTGACTTTCTTGGAAATTCGGATATGGATTTTGCAATAGGCGCAGTTATTGACGAACAGCCGACAGTTTTTGATGTGGACAAGGTTATTGAGCAGTTAAAAGAATTAAAAATGAGATACTTCTTAACAATTGCAAATACAAGCGATGCAGATAAAGATTGTGCTTACGAAAATATTGCAAATACAATTGATAAAGCAATTGAAATCGTGAAAGGTGGAGGAATTAAATGGGCAGATTAATAGATGCAGATAAATTAAAACATGTGATACATTGTGCATATTCTGACGATTTAGAGATTCTTGAAAAAATTGACGAACAGCCAACGGCTTTTGACGTAAATGAAATTGTAGAGCAATTAGAGAATTATTTATTTGAAAAATATTGCATAGAAGGGGATACAACAATTGATGAAATTGTGAAAGGCGGTGGAGTTGAATGAGAGAAAACCTTTTCAAGGCAAAGTGGAAAGATAACGGCGAATGGATAGAAGGATATTACACGGAATGCAGGGGTGAAACATTTATCGGCATTGATGTATCCAGTATATTTGAGATTTTTTGCCCTCCTGTAATTAGATGGTTTAAAGTTAGCTCAGAAACCCTCTGCCGGTTCACAGGACTTTGCGACAAGAACGGGAAGAAGATTTGGAAAAATGACATTTTGATGTGCCATGGAAACCCAAAAGACCTTGTAAAAGTGCTATTTGGAGAATTTGGTGTAAGAAATATTGAAACCGGCTCCATAGTAGACAAAGTTGTCGGATGGCATTATGAGGTTGTTTCGACAGATGCAATCAGCAGATGCGAACCATTCTGCTGGCCAATGCCATTGACAGAATATTATATCGAAAGATGCGAAATGGAAGTAGTTGGAAACATTTTCGACAATCCAGAATTATTACAGGAGGAACACTGATGCAAAGAGAATTTATTTGCGGTGACTGCATGAATTTTCTCCCAGACTTTCCAGATAATTACTTCGATGTGGCAGTTGTAGACCCTCCATATGGAATAAAAGAGCATGGAGGAAAGAATCGAAGTAAATATGTAAAGCAGAAAAATGGAAGTTCTATATACGTTCCAGACGGAGGATATAAAAATTTCGGATGGGACAATTCGCCTCCTGAACTTGAATATTTTAAACAATTGTTCAGAGTTTCTAAAAATCAAATTATATGGGGAGCAAATTATTTTGATTATCCAATGGCTGGCGGGATGATTATATGGGATAAATGCAATGATGGTTCCGACCAGTCTGATGCAGAAATTGCGTTCAACAGCCTAACAAGAAGAGTAGATATATTCAGATACATGTGGAGAGGAATGTTTCAGGGGAAATCAATTGCTGAAGGAACTGTTCAACAAGGAAATAAGAAATTAAATGAAAAGAGAATTCATCCAACACAGAAGCCAGTAAATCTATACAGGTGGATTTGCCAGAAATATCTGCAGAAAGGAATGATGGTGCTTGATACGCATGTGGGGAGTGCAAGCTCACTGATTGCATATGAGGAATACGGTCTGGAATATGTCGGCTATGAAATCAATAAAGATTATTACGATTCAGCCCAAAAACGGTTGAACGAGTTCAGATCACAATTAACATTATTTGATTTAGAAATGGAGGAACACAAATGAGTAAATCAGTATTAGTGATAAATACGCCAAAATATTGTGCTTTATGCGTTTTACGCAGCGGAGTGCTTCACCCGTTCTGTAGAGTAAACAATAGAGATATTACAGATTTGAGTATTAGACCTGATTGGTGTCCGCTTATGGACTTGCCAGAGAAAGATAAAGAGGAAGAAAATGAGTAAATCAGTATTAGTGATTGATACACCAGAAAACTGTGGAAAATGTAAATTTATAAGTACTTTCTGGTGCAGAGCAATACATTGTAGGAGAGTTCCAAACAATGATGTAATCCCCGGTTGGTGCCCATTGAAACCATTGCCGGAGCGGAAAGAATATATTGCTCCCATTGACAATGTAGAATCACAAAAAGATATTATTGCTGTTGGCTGGAACGCTTGTATTGATGCAATTACGAAAGAGGTGAAGTAATCATGTGGTTTTTGTGTCAAGAGCCGTGCAAAACATTAGATCAGGCACGGAAAAGAGCAATGGAGATTGGACGAGAGAATTTTGATTCGATTCATAAAGAGCGTTGCGGTTTATTTTTCAAAAGAACAGTATACGTGGTCCTATGGTGGAGATGGATTGAAAAAGGAGAGGAGAAGTAGATGATTGATCTAGAGAATAAATGCGTATTAGTCATAACACATGAAGAGTATGAAAATATTCTGAAAGCAGCAAAGAAACAAGGATATAGATGGTACGGTGGAAAAGAAGCGTATCCATATCCCTTTGAAGAACAGCAGATCCCGGATATATTAAAGTTCTATAGCAATAAAGAGCTAACAAGAAATGCCAGCCTTACACTGGGATATGAATTAGTAGAAGCATCAGACGTAATTGAAGATGAGAAGAAGATCAAAGATGCTATAAACCTTGTCAGAGCATTTGCTAAAAACCCAGACAGAACAGCATTGACAGACTCATTTATTGAGTCCTTGAAGTTACTTGCAGATAATGTAGAAAGTCAGATGGAAGAGGTGAAGTAGATGATAAAAATTAGCAAAATTGCCTTTGAAGCATTAAGCGATACGGACGGAAATGTTTCAAGAAAACCAGTGGAATGGTGGAGAAGAAATAAGCTGGCATGTATTTGGTGTATATTGTGTATGCTGGCAGAGATTCCAATAGTAATATTAAGATTTGTACTTATGGCAATTTGTTTTATTCCACATAAAATTTATGAGCATTTAGAAGATATATCTTTTTAAGAGGTGAAGTAGATGGAGAGATTAACAAAATGGGAAGATGGTAGTATCACATATAACGAAAAACGAGAGCTTGAGTGTGGTGAATATTGCGATAGCTGCTCACAGGGCGCAGGAAATTGCAAAACAGTAGAAAATATGATTAAAAAGCTTGCCACTTATGAAGACTTAGAAGAACATGGCTTGCTTGTGAGATTGCCGGTTAAAATCGGTGATGATATTTATAAGATTCCGAGCAAAGCGAATTACGATTTAAATGTTCTGAATGGATATAAAGCAAATAACAGAGTGTATCATCAAAAAGTTTACAGCATTGTATTTTCACAAAGTGGTTGGTTCGTACAGTGCGATAAAGACAGTATTCATGCCCCGAACGTTATTTGCATTGACGTAGAATACGGGAAAACATGGTTCCTCACCCGCGAAGAAGCTGAGAAGAAGTTGGAGGAGATGAAGAAATGAATAAATGTTGTGCAAGTCAAGACGGAATATGCAGAAACGCTATTCTTTTCGGAACTAAATGTGACGGGTACAAAGAAAGATGTGCACTGAGGCCATGGTATGAAAACCTCGAAAAGGCGGTAAAATGTTGTCAGCATATTTTGGATAAAATATTTGGAGCGGAGGATTAACATGAAGTCAAAAGAAGCAATTGAAATCTTACAGAAACGCATTGACTTAATCAAACAAGACTGGCCACATATGCCTGATCTTGTGGAATATCAAAAAGCATTGGGACTGGCGGTTAAGGCATTGAAGAAACAGATCCCGAAGAAAGTTTTATACGAAGATGTTGGGTTTGACTGTCATTGTGATGTAAACTTGTACGCCTGCATATGTCCGTCGTGTGGATTGCATATCATTGATTTTTCGGACGATGATATAGATTCTAAATGTAACAGTGATAACCCAGAAGATATGTTTCATTCCAGTATGGTGCATCATGCGTATATTGGTATAAATAATTACTGCAATAGATGCGGACAGAAATTAGATTGGGGAGGAAGTGAAAAGTCGTGCCAGACAAACTTGCGCCAGAAATAACCCCGCAGCTCGCCATATCAGCGTTTGCAGTACTGCATCAATATTGCAGCTCAATCAGTCCACATGAATGCGTCAGATGTGCATTCTACGAACATTGTCCGGAATGTTTTATGGGGTGTCCGGGAGATCAGGGCGAAGTAATCAGAAAATTACAAAGCAACGAATAAAATTAGAGAGTCGGTATTTACCGGCTCTTTTTAGCGCAAAATTCCTCAAACATGTACCACAACTTTTCTACTGACCTGTGATAGAATATACTCAGAAGTAGTATTATGGGATTTTATAGCTTAATTCAGAAAGGATATGATTGGATGTTGAAATGGCGAGAAAAGACATAAAAGCTTTTGACTTTACAAGCGAACAAAGCCGCACGGCAGCCGCTGAAAACGGAAGAAAAGGCGGTATTGCATCAGGTCAAGCGCGCCGTCAAAAGAAAACCCTTTCTGAATTAGCGAAGATGATAGCTGAAAATCCTGCCCCAGCTGCCGCAAAGAAGAAACTTGCGAAGATGGGAATATCTGATGAAGACGCAAATAATAACGCCTGTATTGCGGCTGCTGTGTATGATAAGGCCATAAAAGGTAATATGCAGGCAGTAGATAAATGGGAAGAGTTAACAGCAGCTTCAAAAAATGATGATGAAAAATATTATCTCCCAGGAAGAGTACTCGGAAAGGCGTTTGTGGACATTAACCGACAGATTAAACCCAACATTGAATATGTATTTGAGGGCGGTCGAGGTGGTCTGAAATCTTCATTCGTAGCTTTTAAGATTGTTGAGCTTATCAAGAATAACCCCCAGATGCACGCCTGCATTACGAGACAGGTAGCTGGCACTCTGAAAGATTCTGTATATGCCAATATGAAGTGGGCTATCAATGAACTTGGATTGATGGAAGAATTTGAATGTAAGGTGTCACCACTTGAGATCAAGTATATTAAGACGGGACAGACGATATACTTCCGTGGTCTGGACGATGAAACCAAACTGAAATCTATTAAGCCGGAGTTTGGATATATCGGAATCCTCTGGAAAGAGGAAAAAGATCAAATGAAGGGAGACGCCCAGGAACGTTCTGTTAATCAGTCAGTACTTCGTGGTGGTGATGAGTCTTATGATTTCTCATCATATAATCCACCAAAATCAAAATCGAACTGGGTAAACAGGATTAAGCTCATACCTAACCCGAAAAGAGTTATTCATCATTCAAGTTATCTGGAAGCTCCGGCGGAGTGGCTCGGACAGAAGTTTATTGACGATGCAGCACATCTAAAAGAAATCAATCCAGAAGCCTATGAACATGAATACCTGGGTGTTCCGAATGGCGATGGTGGAAACGTGTTTGAATATCTGGAGATTAGAGATATTACAGATGAAGAGATCAGCCACATGGATCGTATTTTCGCTGGCGTAGATTATGGATGGTACCCGGATGCCTTCTGCTATCTCCGAACTTATTACGATTCTGCTAGAGAGAAAATATATCTGATTGACGAATTGTATGTAAATAAATGGAGCAACTCCAAGACCGCTGATTGGATCAAGAAAAAAGGCTATGACGATTATACGATGATATGTGATTCTGCGGAGCCTAAGTCCGTGAACGACTTCCGGGACGCCGGACTTCCTGCCAGAGGAGCAATCAAAGGGCCGGGAAGTATCGAATATGGTTTCAAATTCTTACAGACAAAGACACTTGTCATTGACCCAAAACGAACACCGAACGCATACAAGGAAATTACAGAGTATGAGTACGATCGGGACAAAGAGGGAAATGTAATAAGTGGTTATCCTGACGGAAACGATCATGCAATCTCGGCACTCAGGTATGCTTATGAGCCGTTATTTAACAGGAGGGGGTACAGTGCATAAAATGTTAGATAGGTACTTTTCAGATAAAATAAATAAATTCTTAAGCATCGGTTTAAAAATATATGGATCATCTGACATTAACGAAATCTTAAAAGTTGTAGAATATGAAGACATTATTGTGCGAGATACTTCTGTAAGATGGATGGATTTTAAAAGGTAGATTAAATGGGACTTATAACAACACTAAAAAGGTGGTTTAACATGATTTTCAAAAAACAAGCCGAAGAGGACTTTAATATCCAGGCGGCAGAATTTCCAGAGATGGAATCGCTGATTAACCGGTGCGCGAACATTTACAGAGGTGTGCCGGAATGGTTAGATGACAAGAATAATATCAAGACGATTAATTTTGCTAAATCTGTCTGTTCAGAAACGGCACGACTCGCAACACTGGCGATCGGCATTCAGATAGATGGCTCTGCAAGGGCTACGTGGCTACAGGAACAGATTGACAAGGTATATTTCCAAATACGTCACTGGGTGGAATATGGCTGTGCTTATGGAACCGTGTTCATTAAGCCGAACGGCGAGAGCCTTGACGTATTCACTCCGGCAGACGTGATGATTGTGGATTACGATAATCAGGAAATCAAAGGGATCATATTTAAGGATTCGTATACTGTTGGACGGAAATACTATACACGGCTTGAATATCATAGATTTGTTGAGACCACAATAGATGGCGTGACAACTTATCCGTACTACGTTTCTAATAGAGCTTACGTATCAAAATCTCCTCAGAGCATCGGAGATAGAATCGACCTTAAACAGACCAAATGGGCTGACCTCATGGCAGATACACCGCCAATTCTCAAAGCGAACGGTGAGAAGCTGGACGGACCGTTGTACGGAGTACTGCGGACACCACAGGCTAATAATGTAGATATTAGTACGCCACTGGGCCTTCCGATATTTGCAGAAGCAATTGAGGAATTAAAGGATTTGGACATTGCGTATAGCAGGAACGCAAAAGAAATCCTTGATTCTAAGCGGACTGTTCTAGCAGATGACAGATTGTTGATGCCGAGTGGTTCACCTGTCTCTGCTATGACACCGCAGGCCATGGAGCACAGATGCAAAGAAATGAGCCTGCCAGATTATGTAAAAAATGTATTCGGACAGCTCGAGAAAGAGTTCTATCAGGAAATCAATCCGCAACTCAACACAGATACCCGCATAAGTGGCATAAACGCCATTTTAAGCCAGTTGGGGTACAAGATTGGATTCTCCAACGGATACTTTGTTTTTAACGAATCTAGCGGCATTCAGACAGCTACAGGAGTAGAAGCGGAACAGCAGAGGACAGTCCAGTTCATCAAGGATGTAAGGGATAAATTGGAATCTTGCTTGGATGAAGTTATTTACGCATTGAACGTCTACGCTGACCTGTACGGACTTGCACCAGTCGGAGCTTATGAAGTCAATTATGATTTCGGAGACATTCTGTATGTGCGTGAAAACGACCGTGCAAGATGGTGGCAATATGTTACTACTAACAAAGTTCCGGCATGGATGTATTTTGTAAAATTCGAAGGAATGACCGAGGACGAAGCAAAAGCAATGGTTGAAGAAGCACAGCCAAAAGAACCGAAACTGTTTGGAGAGGAGTGAGAAAATGGCCGATACATTCAAGGGAATAATCACAGCAGACGGAAAAAAGAGACAGTTGCCTTATGAAAACGTTCTCAAAACGCCTGTTTCTGATGAAACATTGTCCATACAGGGAGCATTTGCAGACGCCAAAGCAGCAGGTGATAAATTTAAAGAAGTAAAGGTAGAAACTGATTCACTAAAGGAAGATTTAGGCAACTATTATCCAAAGAAACAAGGCGCGTTCAAATGCATAAATATGGTTTCAAATTTGCCTGATGAAGTAATTATGCCATCTGGAATTGAAAAAAATATTTTGGATGGTGTATGTGCTATCAATGGTACATCTACAATTGATTATCCAAATCTCATTATCAAAAAATCTATATTAGCAAACCATGTATATTTGTTCTCTGTAAAGATGAAAGAGAATGAAAATACCGTTCAAACATGTTCTCTTATAACAAGAATTGAAACGAAACCTATTACACGAAACACATTAGGTGAATATCCCACACAGCTTTTTGAGTATAAAAATTACCTTGAGTACACTACTTTTTGTGCACTCTTCTCACACAATTCAGATGCGGATGTCGATTTCTCAATTTCGTTTGATCTTACAAAAACTAGCAAAAAAGTAGCTATTTCTGCAAAGGATATCATCATTACGGATGTAACAGGATTGTCAGATACACAAATAATAGAAATTGTAGAAGCTGGAATGAAAGATGATGTGTATTATAATCCCGGTAAAAATGTTGCAGATGCTTTGTCTAATCAAGCAAAGGAAGATATCACAGTTGAAACAATAAAGAGAATGTATCCAAATCCAAACGGATATTGGCATGGAAAGAAATGCTTGGTTATTGGAGATAGCACATCTGCCACTGAACAATGGCAAAAAAAACTTTCCGAAAATCTCGGTATGAGTGTAACAACTCACGCAAAAGGTGGAATTGGATTTTTGCAGATGGTGGTTGGTAGTCTTGGGTACGAAGGCAATTATGATAACGAAACAGGAAACACTGGCGTTTTACAACCATTAAAAGCAATTGATGTGTATGACAAAGATTTAATCATTATTTTTGGCGGATTTAACAACAGGGGTACTAAACTCGGTGAAATCACTGATTTATACAAAACTGATGGAACAGGACAAAATACCGTGACTGGACAACTGCAATTCGTGCTTAATTGGATATATGATTTACTGAAAGGAAATGAATCTTATGCTCAAAATTTAAAGTGTAAAATCGTCCTTATAACACCGTATTGCTGCGGAAAATACAGTTATGCCGACTATGACGGTTATGGTGGTGACAGTTGGGCGGGTTATACATTGCGTGAAATGTGCGACAGAATTGTTGAAATTGCTGCGTTAAACAACTGTTCTAGTTATAATGCGTGGGAAAACAGTGGAATTGGTCGTCATACATGGACAATTTATTCCGCATCTCCTACCGCAACGAAAGAAGCGGGAAGTGATGCTGCACCGTATCCTACAAATGCAGACCAACTACACCTCAACAATTCCGTAGGATATCCACATTTAGGGGATTGTATTTCTGCTTTTGTGAACGGAATTGTTTAATTAACTAAAGAGGGCATTTCGGTATTACTAATACATATTAATACATACTAAAACACACCAAAAAGAAGAGAGGAATTAAATCTCCTCTCCTCGCTTATCAAAATATTCATTTAAAGCTTGTCCAACAATGTCAGAGATACCTTTATCTTCCTTCCGACATTGTGACAGCAAGCGAACGTATTGCACTGGCGCTATATTTACTTTTATATCAATGCAAACTTCGCCTTTACGCTTATTTCTTCCAAACATTGCATTATCCTCCCTATTTGATTATTACATTGTATCAGATGGGGAGAATAATAACAAGAAAAGAGGTGATATACTATACTTAGTCCAGAATATTTGCGAAGAATTACAGAGGGCAGTGAACAAATAGCAGAAGAATTGCATCAGTATATCATCTCTGAGATCGTGTCAAGGATGATGACAAGAATCGGCAGGGGTGAAGACTATATTCTGACCAATGCCGATGCGTGGAGAATCAGAACGCTACAGGAATCTGGTGAGCTGCTAGAGGACATTCTGGCAGATTTATCCAAATACACCAAACGTGAACAGCAGGAACTTCTTGAAGCGTTTAAAGATGCCGGAATCACTGCAATGAACTATGATGATAAGGTATACAAGGCGGCAGGATTAAGCCCTGTACCGCTCGAACAGTCGCCGACCATGATAAGACTCATGGAGCGAAATATGCTTGCGACTATGGGAGAGTGGAAGAACTTCACAAGAACAACCACGAATGCTGCTCAGAGACTCTATATCGAACAATGTGACCTTGCATACAATCATGTGATGACTGGGGCAGTTGGATATACGCAAGCCATCAAAGAGGCAGTTAATAACGTTGTGAGTGATGGTGTTACTGTCACATATCCATCTGGCAGAAAAGACACGATTGAAACAGCAGTAGCACGTTCTGTCAGAACCGGCGTGGCGCAGGCTACTGGAGACATATCCCTCAAACGCATGGAAGAAATGAACTGGGATTTAGTTCTGGTCAGTGCTCACATGGGAGCCAGAACAGGTGACGGCGGTGAGAACCCGGGAAATCACGCATGGTGGCAAGGAAAGATATACTCTCGTTCTGGCAAGAGCAAGAAATTTCCGCCGTTCTCATTGACCGGATATGGAACGGCAAGTGGACTGTCAGGGGTCAACTGTCGGCATAGCTTTGGGGCAAGTGACGGAGAATTTAATCCCTATGCAGAACTATCGGCACAGGATAAAGCCAACAAAGGCAAACAGTACGAAAAGGAACAGCGACAACGTACTTATGAGCGAAGAATCCGAAAAACAAAGCGTGAAGTCCTTGGAATGCAAGCGGCGGTTGATAACTGTAAGGACGAACAGACGAGATTCGCACTCCAACAAGATCTTGACCGGAAGTCTTATCTTTTGCAGAAACAAAATGCTGCATACAAAGATTACTGCAAGCAGAACGACCTGAGGGAACTGCAAGACCGACTTATGATAGCTAAATGGAACCGCCAGAACGCCACAAAAGCCAGAAGAGCGGCAAAGAGATATAAAACAGCAAAGGGGATTGACTGATGGATAGATGGGAATATTATAATCCAAATCCTGCTGGGAACCGTGTCGGAGATTGTGCTGTCCGGGCAATATGCAAGGCAACCGGTTTTGACTGGGAAACGGTATTTACCGGATTAATGATACAGGCATGTACTCTGTCAGATATGCCAAGTGCAAATTATGTCTGGGGAGCGTATCTTTATAAGCATGGATACAGACGTAAGCTGATAGAACAGTCAGAACGATATATCTATACAGTCAACGACTTTTGTACAGACCATCCGACAGGCACGTACATTCTCTGCATAGATGGTCATGTGGTGACGGTACAGAACGGCAAATATTACGATACATGGGATAGCGGTAATGAGATCCCGGTATACTACTGGGAAAAAGGAGTAGCTAAATGAGCATATCAGAATTTGTACAGATTTTCCTCTCTATCTGTGGAGGAGTGTCTATTGTCGGAGGAGCGGTGGCCGTAATTCTTAAGTGGATTACTCCGGCATTTCGACTCAACAAGCGAGTTGAGACACTGGAAGAACATGATAAGCGTGACTTTGAGAGTCTTCAGAGGATTGCGGAACGTGATTCATTGATTCTGGAAGTGTTGTCGACCATGTTGGACAGTCAGATCAGTGGAAATAATGTTGAGGAATTAAAAAAAACAAAGCAGAAGCTCACGGAGTATCTTGCACAGAATCAACGTTAGCGTTATTAAGAGGTATTTTCATGAAATTATATGTGTTCACAAAGAAAGATATAGACAGATTCTTGATAGAGTGTAATTTCACACCGGACGAAGAAAGATTGTTCCGGCTGAGATGTCAGGAGCGCACGCTCGAATACTGCGCTGAACAGATGAATGTGAGTATATCCACGGCGAAACGATTAAGCCGGAGGGTAAATAATAAAATAATCAAAGTGTGCTGATACTTTTTGGATACTAATTAGAGCCAGAAACGACCTGTTTCCGGTTCTTTTTTTATGTAAAAATATAATCAGAAAGGCGGTGTATAAGATGGCATTATATAACAATCCTTATCAATATAGCTTTGGCGTTCCGGGACAGATGAATCAGTTCCAGCAACAGCCTGTCCAGATGCCAACTCAACCAGTACAGCAACCCCAACAGAACAACAATGGAATCCTGTGGGTATCTGGCGAAGTAGGTGCAAAATCCTATCTGGTAGCACCCGGGACAAGCGTTTTGCTGATGGATTCAGAATCAGAGAAATTTTATATAAAATCCACAGATGTTTCCGGTATGCCACAGCCATTACGGACGTTTGAATACCACGAGGTAGGCACTCAGATGCCGCCTAAACAGCCTGTTCAGAACATGGACAGTAAATACGTCACCAGACAGGAATACGACGATTTAAAGGGCAAATACGAAGCTATCATAAACCGATTAAATTCATTTTCTGAACCTGTTAGGGCTAATACCATACAGGAGTCAGCAATCAAGGGAGGAAACACAGATGAGTAATCCATTATTTAATGCACTTGGCGGTGGGATGCCGCAGGGAAACGGACCAATGCAGATGATACAGCAGTTTATGCAGTTTAAGCAGAATTTTAAAGGAGATCCGAAAGCAGAAGTTGAGAAAATGCTACAGTCTGGAAGGATTTCACAGCAACAGCTTAATCAGGTTCAGCAGATGGCAGGGCAGTTCCAGCACATGCTGAAAGGAATGAAATAGTACATTACAATCTGGCCAGATTGATGTAAATATACAATAAAGGAGATTATATTATGGATGGAAATTATAGCTTAGCAGATATTGCCGCTGCTACTGGAAACGGTAGAAATAATGACGGCATGTTTGGCGGAGATGGTGCATGGTGGCTTATCGTGCTTTTCTTGTTCGTATTCTGCGGATGGGGAAACAACGGCTGGGGCAATAATGGCAACGGCGGTGGATATGCAGCCACAGCAGCTACTCAGGCAGACATCCAGAGAGGATTTGACAATTCCGCTGTGATTAGCAAACTTGACGGAATCAATAACGGTCTCTGTGACGGATTCTATTCAATGAACAATGGTATGCTTACCGGATTCAACGGAATCAACACAAACATCATGCAGACTGGTTTCGGCATTCAGCAGGCTATTAATGCTGACACTGTAGCTAATATGCAGAATACCAATGCACTCCAGGCACAGCTTGCAAACTGCTGCTGCGAAACCAGAGAAGCAATCCAGGGCATAAACTACAACATGGCACAGAATACCTGTGCATTGCAGAACACCATGAACAGTAACACAAGAGACATTATCGACAGCCAGAACGCCGGAACAAGGGCAATCCTTGATTACCTGTGCAACGAGAAGATATCCAATCTCCAGGCTGAAAATAACGACCTCAGACGTGCCGCTTCTCAGGATCGCCAGAGTGCGCTTCTCACAACTGCAATGGCTTCTCAGACACAGCAGCTCATTAATGCGATTAATCCAGCACCGATTCCGGCATATCAGGTTCCTAATCCGAACACATATTACGGATGCGGATGCAACACCGGATGTAATTGTTAACAACTTCATATCGAGAGTATCTTTCGATTGATTCGGATGTCGGCTTATGCCGTATTACACAGAGGGGCAGGCTGAGACCTGTCCTTTTGTGATATGAAAGGAGTATTTTTATGGCAGAATTTACAAATGTAGCTGCTCAGACTGTAGTAGCAAATGGAAACGTAGTATTTTCAAACACAGCAGTTAAAGGTTCTAACTGTATTCAGCACAGAGAGGGAAGCGGAATTATTACGCTGAGAGGACTGACTAATCAGTGCAAAGCTAGATTCTTCGTGGATTTTTCCGGTAATATCGCAATTCCAACAGGCGGTACTGTCGGAGCTATTTCTCTGGCTATTGCAATCTCTGGCGAGCCTGTATTATCTTCACAGATGATTTCCACACCGGCAGCAGTAGACCAGTACAACAATGTGTCCTCTGGAATCTATATTGATGTACCTCGCGGATGTTGCGTTAATATCGCAGTAGAGAATACAAGCGATCAGGCTGTTTCTGTTGCGAACGCAAACATTGTTGTGACCAGAGAAGCATAGGAGGTGTGATTATGAGAGACATTAAAGACTTATGTGCAAGAATTGAAGACGAACTGTCCAAAATTGCTGACAGTGGGCTGACCACTGGAAATCTGGAAATGACATACAAGCTGATTGATATGTATAAAGATATCAAGAATACGCAGTACTGGGACAAGAAAGTGGAATATTACAATACTGTCCTTGATGAGATGCGTGGTGGCTACAATGACGATTACAGCGAACGTGGAAGAAAGCGCGACAGCATGGGGAGATACAGCTCAAATGACGGCAGAATGATGCCGGATTACGACAGAGGCAGTTCTTATGCCAGACGTGGTGAACATTATGTCAGAGGGCATTACAGCCGTTCTGATGGGAGAGACGCTTATGACGACTATATGACACAGAAGCAGAGCTATCGTTCCGGCAAATCTGAGGATTGCAAAAGGAAGATGCTTGCCGCTCTGGAAGAACATCTGGATGAACTCACTACAGAAATGAGTGATATGTCCAAGGACGCAGAGTGCCGGGAGGAACGTGATCTTGTCAAGAGATACGTGGAAAAACTCCGAGATATGCTCTAATTGGCTAAAACATGTACCACAACTTTTTGAAGGTTCTGTGATACAATATATTCGTAGGGAAGATTTGTAAGCAGAAATGCTTGACATAGACATTTTTATTGCTTTTCTCCTTTCTTTAAGCAGATGCGTGTCCTTAATAGAAACAGGTTCGGGGTGGAATCTGGAGGTTGAAAAGCGGATGCAATTTCCGACACGTATCATTGCCGTTAGTGCATGACGGCATACCTCCTCGTTAGCACATATAACTGAACAGTGGAATCCAACCCGTGCAGAGGTGCGCGACCGTATAGGCGGTGTTGACGTATCCCGAAACGTCTCGTGTTTAGGCATAGCACGATAAATACCTTGCTAACCCGGGAATCCGGGTTATGTGGAATGTACGCTAGTGGAAAACTGACAGGGTCGCGCTCTGGTCTCCGGTTCGATTCCGGGCATTCCGCTTTGATTTGGTTAGAATTACGCTGTCTGTATACAGATGGTCTATGATTCGACTGAATTTATCTCATGAGAAAAGGTTATTGCTTATCCTGCTGTCTGGTGTCCGGATCAAAAAGCATAATGAAATGTAGCTCAGTGGTAGAGCAACATCCGCATAGGGTGCGTGTCGGCGGTTCGATTCCGCCTATTTCATTACCCTGCCAGTGGTCTAACTGGCTTAATCCACTTACCTGCGGCGGCAGGTCAATAAACACGACCAGGAGGATATATATGCAGAAACTTATTGACACATTAAAATCATTTGGAATTGAGATCCCAGAGGACAAGCAGGCAGATGTGAAGAAGGCACTTTCTGAGCATTACAAGAATGCTAAAGAAGTAGCGAAAACTCTGTCGAAAGTCGAAGGAGAACGCGACAGCTGGAAGGAACGTGCTGAGACAGCAGAAGAAACCTTAAAAGGCTTTGACGGTATCGACCCGGCGAACATTCAGACAGAGCTTGCTGAATGGAAGAAGAAAGCCGAGGACGCGGAGAAAGAATTCAATGCGAAAATCTACGAAAGAGATTTTGACGATGCTCTTAAAACTGCATTGGAAAATGTTAATTTTTCATCTCCAGCAGCTAAAAGATCTGTTACTGCTGATATCAAATCAGTTGGTCTTAAGCTTAAGGACGGAAAGATTCTTGGACTTAATGATTTACTTGAACAGATGAAACAGGATGAACCTGATACATTTGTAGATAAATCTCAACAGCAGGCTCAGCAGAATCAGGCAAGGTTTACTACTCATGTTGGACAGCAGCAGACACCGGGAACCATGACAAAGAAAGATATCGAAGCAATCAAAGACCCATCCGAAAGGCAGGCTGCAATTGCTCAGAATATCCAGTTATTCCAGTGATTTTTTTACACCGACTATACGCCAGAGTATAGCCGCTAACCCAATACCTTAATAATTATGGGTAGAAAGGATTTTTTATATGGCAGCAAAAGCTAATCTTATTATGACAAATGATATTCATGTCACAGCACGTGAGATTGACTTTGTTACCAGATTCGAAAGAAACTGGCAGCACTTACGTGATATTCTGGGTATCATGAGACCTATCAAAAAGCAGCCGGGTGCTGTACTCAAGTCCAAATACGCAGAGGGTATTTTACAGAGCGGAAAAGTTGGTGAGGGTGAGGAAATCCCTTACAGCAAATTCGTTGTAAAAGAAAAGGACTATGCGGAAATGACCATTGAGAAGTACGCAAAGGCTGTATCTATCGAAGCAATCAAGGATCACGGTTACGAGAACGCCGTTCAGATGACTGATGATGAATTCCTTTTCCAGCTTCAGACTGATGTTACCGGCAGATTCTATGATTATCTGAAAACCGGTACACTTACTTCCACAGAAACAACATTCCAGATGGCTTTGGCAATGGCCAAAGGCCGTGTAGAAAACAAATTCAAACAGATGCACAGAAATGTGACTGGTGTTGTTGGATTCGTGAACATTCTGGACGTATATGAATATCTCGGAGCGGCTGAGATTACTATTCAGAACCAGTTCGGCTTCCAGTACATGAAGGATTTCATGGGATTCAAAACTATCTTTCTGTTATCTGACAGCGAGATTCCAAGAGGGCAGGTTATTGCAACTCCTGTTGAGAACATCGTACTTTACTATGTTGACCCGAATGAATCTGACTTTGCAAGAGCTGGTCTGGTGTATACCGTATCTGGCGAGACAAACCTGATCGGATTCCATACACAGGGTAACTACCACACAGCAGTGTCCGAAGCGTTCGCAGTTATGGGACTTACTCTTTTTGCGGAGTACATTGATGCAATCGCAGTAATTACCATTGATGAAACACCGACCCTCGGTACCCTGACAGTAACATCTGCAGCTGGAACAGCAACTGGTGATACGAAAATCACTGTAAATCCGGCTAAGGAAAATGCTAACAACGTATATAAATACAAAGTTGCAACAGACGCAGTAACTGTTGGATATGGACAGAACCTCAGAAACTGGACTTCTTGGGACGGAAAAGCTGACGTTAAGGCAACAACCGGACAGAAGATCACAGTGGTTGAATGTGATGGAACATACAAAGCACTGAATGCCGGAAGCGCAAGCGTAACAGCAAAATGATGATCGATTAGGAGGTAACTGGCATGGCGTATGCAGATTATAAATTCTATACAGAATCATTCGGCAATGTCGTGCCAGAAGCCGACTTTCCACGACTGGCAGAAAGAGCCAGTGATTTCGTGGACACAATGACATTTGACAGACTGGTGGACGGACTGCCAACAAATGAACGCTCACAGAAGCGTATCAAAAAGGCGGTCTGTTCATTGGCTGAATTAATGTATCAGATTGAGCTCGCTGAAAAGAATGCTACCAATGCCGCCGTTAGTGGTACATCAACCACAATCGGGTCCGGTGGTAGCACAACAGGCATTGTAACATCTGTATCCTCTGGCAGTGAATCCATCTCTTACGCAACGTCTCAGCAGATTGGAGCAAGTGCAAAGGAATGGAGTGCGGTGTATGCCGCCGCTGGAGACGTACAGAAAACGAACGACTTACTTCTTAAGACAGCTTTGCCGTTGTTAATGGGAGTGAGGACGGATGATGGGATACCAGTTCTTTATGCGGGGGTGTGAATATGAAATGCAGACAATGCGGGAAAGAACTTAAACCACATTGGAGCACAGATATTTGTATTGAGTGCTCAAGAGAAAATATGAAAAAGATATTTAGAGAAAACCCAGAAGTGAAACAGGCATTCCGTGAAACTATTGAAGAACTTAAAAAGCCTGAAAACATTGCGAAAATGGCTAAAAATACTGCCGGTTTTATGAGTGCTATTCAGGCATTAAGGAGTGATAAATAATGGACATTTCAACATTAGGCTCATGCGTAGCAATCGTTATGATTTGCTACATTGTAGGAATGGGCTGTAAAGCATCAAAAAGAATCTCTGATGAATGGATTCCGGTAATCATGGCTGTTACTGGCGGGATTCTCGGAGCGGTCGGAATGGGAATTATCCCGGATTTCCCGGCAACGGATTATATCACGGCAGTTGCAGTCGGTATGTTTAATGGATTGTCGGCTACTGGTGTGAATCAGGTTCTCAAGCAGACAGTGCAGAAAGAATAATTAAGGAGAGGGTATCATGTACGAAAAAACAGTGACGATTTTCAACTATTACGAAAGTGCCACAACAAGAGATGCGTACTGGTATCCTCATGTTTTATCCGGTGTCGACCTCATTACGGACAAAGGGGCAATCCTCAAAAAGTACGGGCCAGACGCAACAGACAACGCGCAGTTACACATCCATTATACTGTCCAGAATGGCGATATAACCATTGCTGATAAAGACGGCAAGATTCTCCCATGGGTGCCAGTTAAAGAGTGGAAAAGGCAGATTAACAACGCTCTGGAAGACACTATCACATTCTCAGACGAATCGTTTTTCTGGGAAGGTGAGTGGACTGGTGGAACGGTATCTGATGGTGATTATCGGAACGGATTCTATCAGTACATGAACGAGAACAAGGATAACGTGTTCAAGATTACCAGTGTTGGCGGCCCGTATACGCTGATTCCGCATTTTGAGATTCTAGGTAAGTGATATGAGTAAGATTCATCATTTCAAAGGATTCTCCGTAGTCGATGGAGATATGAAAATCAAACTAAATATGGACAGATTTTCCAGACAGTATCAAGAAGCTCAGTATCTCCTTGATGGAATGGTCATGGACAGTATGATAGAGTTTATGCCGATGATTTCGGGAGATTTTATTGACCGAACAAGAGTCAAAAGTACATCAATGCAAGGGACTGGATTTGTATGTGCGGCGGCAGAACCATATGGACGTTTTCTTTATTTTGGAAAGACCATGGTCGACCCCGCAACAGGTAGCACCTGGGCAAGACGCGATGCGGAAAAGGTTCTTGTGAGTCAGTATTCTGGCAAGACAAACGCAAAGGAGAATCTTCAATATACAAAATCACCGCATACTCAGGTACAAGCTGAATGGTTTGATGCTGCTAAACGACAATACGGTAGTACATGGCTTCGCAAGGTAAAAGCACAGGCAGGAGGTGGCAGACATGGCAGATAAACCTATCGGAAAAGATGCAACTGGATATGAGATTCTGACAGATGCCATGAAAGCACTTCTGAACCAGTATCCGGGACTGTACGATAATGAAACAATCAAATTTGAGGAACTCGGCAAGGAATCAGGAATTGCATTCTCGGCAGACAACGGGGCGTTGGTCTATTCAGAAAAAGAAGATGTTTGCGGAATAATGCACCAAATTTGTCAGTACCCATTTTATGTAGTGTACCGAACAGCATCCGACAAGGAACGGCAGAAGTTATCTGTTCAGAAGTTCCTGGATAATCTTGGTAAATGGATATGTCGAGAACCAGTTATCATAAATGGCTCTGAGACACGCTTAAATGCTTTTCCAGAGCTTTCTCAAGGAAGAGTGATAAAACGTATAACCCGTGATAATTCCTATGGTTTAGAGCCGCAGGAGAGTGGTGTACAGGACTGGTTATTGCCATTATCGGTACGCTACGAAAACACTTATGAAGTAATATAACGAGTAACAACCGGCTATCAGTTGGAGATAGTTGCTAACCTACACAGCCTTTTAAAAGTTATAGGCAGAAAGGACATTTCTATGGCAGTTACAGGCAAGATTGACCGTAAATATATGGCTCATTACATTGACGCAGGTTCCCTCTGCGGAGGGCTGACGCCGAAATATGAGCGTCTTGGAAAGGATCTGGAAGAGTACAACATCGAACTCAACCCGGATACCGAAACATCTAAAAACATTCTTGGAGAATCCACATTTAAGCATAATGGCTATGAGGTATCTTCTGATGCTGATCCGTTCTATGCGGATACCACATCTGACTTGTTCGGAGCATTACAGAAGATTGTAGACGGACGCCTCAAAGATGATAACCTCAAGACAAAAGCAGTTGAAGTCCATCTCTGGACGGAAGCCACAGCAGGCAAGTATGAAGCATATCAGCAGGATTGCTACGTTGTGCCGACATCCTACGGTGGAGACACATCTGGCTATCAGATTCCATTTACTGTCAACTATGTTGGCGAACGTGTGAAAGGAAAATTTGATATCAGTTCCGGTACATTCACAGCTGACAGTGAATAAGCACATACACAAGGAGGATATGCTAAATGGCAAAAGTAATTAATACCAAAATTGATGATGGAATTTTTACATTCACGTTTACCAACAACGAAGACGAAGTTTTTTCTTCTTTCAAGCTTAACCCGACTGATATCAATGTAGCAGCACGTGCAGAGGAACTGGGAGAGTACTTTGACCAGCTTAAAAATTCTATTCAAAAAGTCACATCTGGTAAGGAAGTGGCAGAACTGAACAAACAGATCGAAGACAAAATCAACTATCTGCTCGGATATGAAGCATCAAAAGACCTGTTCAAGGAGCCGATCACAGCGACTACTGTATTCGGCAATGGTCAGGTATTCGCCTACATCGTACTTGACAAGATCGCAGAAGCAATCGCACCGGAAATCGAAAAGAGAAAAAAGAAAATGCAGACGGCAGTCAATAAGTATACGGAGAAGTATACAAAATGACCGCCTATGAGCTTCCCACCTCACTAAATATCAGTGGGGTGGATTTTTCTATCAGGACGGATTTTCGCGCGATTATTGACATTCTAATTGCCATGAATGACCCGGAATTAGACGAGCAGGCGAAAACAGTTGTTATGTTACAAATTCTGTTTGAGGACTGGCAAAGCATACCGGCTGAGCGTCTGGATGAAGCTTGTCAGAAAGCATCAGAGTTCATCGACTGTGGACAGACTGATGACAACCCGAACAAACCAAAGCCCCGTTTGATGGACTGGGAACAGGATGGAGACATGATTGTTCCGGCGGTAAACAAGGTTGCCGGTAAAGAAATCAGAGCAGTGCCTTATATGCACTGGTGGACGTTTTTTGGATACTTTATGGAATCTGGCGAATGTCTTTTTAATACCGTAGTTGGAATTCGTTCAAAAAAGGCAAAGGGCGAAAAGCTCGATAAATGGGAAAAGAAATTCTATCAGGAAAATAAGAACATTATTGATATAAAAACACGTCTCAGCGAAGAGGAGCAAGCGTACAAGGATGCGCTGAATGAGATGTTAAACCTCAAATAGTTAGGAGGTGGACACATGGCTGCTGATGGCTCAGTCATTATTGATACCAGATTAGACACAACCGGTGTCCAAAAAGGTGTATCAGCGATTAAACAGTCATTCGACGGGCTTGGAAGCACAGTAAAAAAAATAGGACTACTTATCGGCGGAG